GTGGGAACGAACAGACGCTACGCCGACGCCGTCGACCGGCGCATGAACGACCGCGCGCTCGTCACCATCGCGCGCGGCGCCCCGCTCCAGACCCTGACCGATGTCGAGCTGCGACTTGACGAAGTGCCGTTGACGATCGATCCGAAGCCGCGGCGCAAGGTCAGGGCTTGGGTACGGTTCGGCAGCGTTCCAGTGCGCGTCGAAGCCCTCGCCGCACGGTGGACCCCGGACGCGGTCGGCATCGTCTTCCAGATCGAGGAAACCGAATACCGGTGCTGGATCTGGTCGAGCGCCGCTGACGAACATCCGAGCTGAGATCACCTGCCCAGCCGTCGCGGGCGGCCACGCGCTACGGCTGACGCCCATAACGCGTCGCGCCCGCCGGTCAGCACGACGGGTCGCGCCGCGCCGGTGTCACGCGACGCGTCGGGGATGCCTGCGCGACGCGTTCCGCGTTGCCCGCTCGACGCCTGTTCACCCACCGTCCTCACCGTCGCGCTACGCTCCGGCGCGCACACAGAGGAGGACAGGCCGAAAATGAGCGCACCCGCAGGCTGGTATCCCGACCCCGAGCGCCAGGGCTTGCAGCGCCACTGGAACGGCGAGGCCTGGACCAACGACCGACGCGCGACGCCGTCTCCTCGCGCCCCCCTGGCGCGGCGCCGCATGAGCCCTCACGCGATTCTCGCCTCCGCGCTGGGGGTGGGCGCGATGCTCATCCTCACGATCGTCATCGTCGTGTCACTCGCCAACAGGAGCGAGCCGATTTCCTCCGCCGCCCAATACTCTCCGGCCGAGTACGACTACCTCGTGGCGGTCCGCGACATCGTGAACGTTCCGTGGTCAGCCGACGTCGAGTCGCACATGCTCGAGACAGGTCACCAGGCTTGCGATCTGTACGCCGACTTCCCCGACATCCCGCGGTCCGAGATGGTGGAGCGAGCGCGCGGCTACGGCGCAGCGACCGACGAGCGCCTGGCGGCCGTGTTCGCCGAGGCCTCGGCGCACCTTTGCCCCCGGTAAAGACGAAAGCTCCCCCTCCCAGCCGCCGTGTGAAGGGGGCCGGGAGGGGGAGCTTTCGTCAGAGAGCGAGACGTCCAGCGAGGGACGGGAAGAGGGTCACCCAGTGGGCGTAGATCGCCGTAGCGGTGGGCGCGTCGCCGCCCATCAATTGCTTGAAGGTAGCCGGATCGCCCTGGATTATGCACCGCCATTGCTCGGCCATCCACTCACGGATGTTCGTCGCACCGTAGTAAGCCGAGGGGATCTGCGCATGCCGCGCGGCCCACGTTTCGGCGAACGGCGTGCCGTAGTTCAGCGCTGAGAGTGGACCCCACGGCGTACCACGGAGGTACGTCAGCACCGCGTCGATGTGGTGCCCGAACTCATGGACGATCGCAGACGCACCGTCGCGATAGTTCGTCGCACACGCGATCTTGTGGTTATGGAAGATCGCGTCGGCACCTCCGACCGTCGCGGAATCGTACAGCCCGGCGTAGTTCGATGCCCACCCGATCCACGCGCCCGGGCCGTCCGCCAACCAGGTCGCTGACCCGAACCGGTACGTCAGCCGCGTAAGCCGCACGCCGCCGTAGAGATACCACTGCTCCATCTCGGCACGGATCACCGCGGGGATGCGCGCGTACTCCACCTCCCATGCAGCCCGCTGGGCGGCGAGGTTCGCGGAGGGCTCAGCGAACTGGACCGGGATCACCGACGAGGCCACGGGCACGCGGACGGGTGCTGTCGGCGGCTGGACGATCACACGTACTCCCACCAAACCTGTACGACCGCGTCGGCCGGCACGCCACCCGTCGTCACTGCCGTGATATCGACGGTGAGCAGCGCGCCCGCGGTGATCGTCGGGCCGGTCACCGAGACTCCCGCGCGGCGCGTCGACCGATCCAGCCCGACCGTTGCGTATGACGCCGTGTTGACGGAGAGCGCGGCGACCACCTGCCCGGATGCGCCGCCGAGGGTGCCGACGGTGATCCCCAGCCGAGTGACCTTGATCGGTGCGGGCGGGGACTCCCACAGCAGCACGCCCGAGCGCACCGCGAGATCGCCCGCGAAAGCCCAGGTGACGCACTGCGCACCCCCGCCCGTCGCCTGGGCCGGGAGTACGCCGGGGTCGAGCTTGCCGTTGGCGTCGAGGACCGGGATGTGCACACGCTGGTCCGTCATGTCAGTCCCCCGTCACCGTGATGATCGCCGCGTCCGTCGTTACCGAGCCGGACGTGTTGGTGAACGTCGCGCGGAACCGCGGCGACGGTCCTCCCGCGAACACGGTCCCCGCGTACGTCGTGTCCGTCGCGCCCGCGATCGTCTTCCACGTGGCCCCGTTATCCAGGCTGGTGTACCACTGCATAGAGGTCGCGCCGGTCGCCGCCGCGGTCAGCGTCAGCGATGCTCCGGAGGCGACCGTCTGTGACTGCGGCTGCGTCGTCACGACGGGCGCCGACCCCCCACCGCCCCCACTCGCGGTGACCGTCAGCGTCGCGGCTTGTGTCGCCACCGAACCTGATGCGTTCGTGAAGATCGCACGGTACTGCTTGCCGTCGTCAGCGACCGCGACAGAGGGGATGGTGTAGCTGGCGCTCGTCGCACCCGCGATGTCCGCCCACGCTCCTCCGTTGATTTGCCACTGCACCGTCGGTGCGGGCGTCCCGCTCGCGGAAGCGGTGAACACGGCGACGGCACCAGCTACCCTCGTGAGGCTCGCCGGCTGCTGAACGACGACGGGCGCGGCCGGCGTCGCCCGGGGTGCCACGACGAGCACGACCGACCCGGGCACGGCCGGGTCCGTCTCGAGAGACACTTCTGCGCCGGCCTGCTCGAGCACGCTCAGCCGCCCATCCAGCGCCGACCACCGCGGCACCTGCACGGGCTGCACGGGCACGGTCGAGAGGTCGACGTCGGGAAGCGCGGTGAACAGCACCGGTCCCGCACCGGAGGGCACGAGCACCCACCGTTCGGAGATCCCCTCGACCCCGTCGACCGCGATGTACCACGCGCCGGCCGACAGCGTGGCATCCGCCGCGCCGGCCACGAGCGGCACCTGAAACTCGGCGACGGAACGGTAGACGCCGGTCACCGCTTCGGGCTCGAGCAGCGCACAGCGCACTCTCTCCCCTGCGGGTGCGTCGTCGCCGTCCGGTGTCGGATCGGCGAATCGGAACTGAATCACGGGCATGATCTCTCCCTCTTGCTTTATGAGACGGTCAGGCGCGCTGCGCGCGTCCAGTCGTCACCTGTCGGGCCGATGACGTTGCACCGGTAGCGGCTGCCGTTGTCCGACAGCGCTACCCCCGTCCGGGTGTAGCTGGCTCCGGTCGCACCGGGGATCGGCGTCCACGTCGCGCCGGGCCGCGGCTGCTGCTGCCACTGGTAGCTGCTCACATCGCTCGCAGCGACAGCGAACGTCGCGTCGTCGCCTGCGAACACCGAGGCGTCCGCGGGTTGCGCGGTGACGCGAGGCAGCGTCCCGGGGATCTGCCGGAGCCCGTACGTCCCGACGATCCCGTTCTCAACGTCACGGGATACCGTCAACCTCACGGATGTGATCCGGGCGACGAACCCCGGGAGCTTGCCTCGCCAGTCACTCACCCGCACCGGGTCGCCGATCTGCCACCGCGGATCGGCCGGCACGGTGATGTCCGATACCTGCGCGCGCGGCTTGGACGTGTCAGCGAGCAGCCCGTCCACGAATGTCGCCACCCGGGCGGCATCTTGCCGCCACGGGCTCTGTGCAAGCTCGTGCGTGCGCGTGCCCCATGCGGTCACACCCGCCGTGTTCGAGCGATCGACGACCAACTCGACGGCCTTTCCCGACTCAAACGCCGTGCCGTTGATCCATAGCCCGGGATCTCCGGCCTTCATCCCGAACGGGGTGTTGTCCGTCACCCACTCCGAAGGCCACGCCGCGTACAGGACGAACCCGCTGCTGTTCACGAACGTCACCCGCCAGGACGTCATGCTGACCGGCGACAGCCACGCCCGAACCTGCCCCCCGGTGTACCGCGTCGCGCCGGATGCGGAGTAGCAGAGCACCACCGCGGCGGGCGCCTGCCACGCCCCCGCCGCGGTCGTAATGACCGACATCGCCTGCGTATCGACGACGAGCGGAGTCGACGAGGTCACCAGCACAGAGGAAGTCCCGACCGGGATAGAAATGCCCGAGTCCGGCGCGTCGGCCACAACGGACGGCTTATCGTTGTCCGGTCCCGGAGCCCACGGTGTGCCGGTGACGCTACGAACCTTCGCGGTAACCCGCGTGATCAGAGCGTCGGCGGAGACGGTGGGACGTACGTCATCGACGAGATCCACGCCCCACGTCGCGACAGGCACGGTGACTGCGGCGAGGTCCGCGCGTGAGCGGAAGAAGAACCGGCCGGCCTCACTGAACCCGACCATGCCGAGTTCGGCCTGCGCGATCTCCTGCGCCACCGCCCACGACTCCCGCCCATCGACATCCGGGATGCTCACAAGATCGAGGGCGCCGAGGGACACGTCCGCTTCCGACACGAACCCGACCACGGCCGAGGTCGGCTGCGCAGGGGTGTTGACTTGCCCCTCACGCCAGTAGACAGCGACAGCCTGCACGCCAGGCGACCACCGCAACGTGTCGACGTCAGACGTCGTCGCACCACCCGGCCAGGGACTCGTCGAAGACGCGGCCTCGACGCCGTCAATCCACAGCTTCGCGTACGCGATCGGCCCCACCTCCACACAGAGGTGGTGCCAACCAGCCGATACGGGGGCGCTGATCAGCGTGCTCGAAGTGCCCAAGTCGCGCCGCCACACCACAGCCGCAGCCCCCGCGGTGACGTCAAGAGTGACAGCCTCCCCGACGTAGCTCGCCAAGCGGAGCACCTGCGGAATGTCCTGACCAGCGACAACCCGCACCCACGCCTCGAACATCGTCGAGTTCCCCACGAACGCGCGCCGGTTGGCGAGGTAGCCGACGATGATCTCCGCCGAGCCGTCCGGATTCGCGGCAGCCGCCGGACCGAACCGGCCCGCCGTCCACGTCGAGGACACGGACGCACCCCGCGGGACCGTCCACCCGATGTCCGCGAGCCACCCACCGACGCCCGGGACGGACAGCTCGCACGACGTCGACCGCGGGGCCGGCGTCACCCGGATGCCGTTCGCGTGCAGAATCGACACGATCACACCGGCCGTGTTCGTCGGATGCCGGAATACACCGACGCTGCCGTACGGGCGCAGCCGGACAGGCACGGTGAGCCGTTCGCTCGCGTCGCGCGCGTCGACACGCAGCGATCCGTCGCCCTCGGCCGCGTCCAGTCGCGACACCCGCCCAGAGAACACCGGCACCTCGAGCCCGCCGTATCCCAGACGCACGTCCACCTGCGACGTCAGCCAGGAGGCCGCGTCGCGCATCGGGACGGGTGCTGCCGCCCCGTTCGCGTCACCGTCGACTCGGAGCGTGGCCGAAACTCCCCCGACGACATCAGACGCCGAGGGAGGCAGCTCGCCCGACATCTGACGCTCGATCACAAGAGCCTCGGCCCACCCGGACGCCGACGCCACATCGTCACCCGGGGTCGCCACGACAGCATGCACGGTCAACGTGTCGGCCGAACGCGACGCCAACGCCTCATCGAACCCGCTCGGACCAGCCTGCATCAGCGCCTCCCTCGCTCCTCTTTCACGAACGCCTCGTACAGCACCCTGCGGTCCAGCTCGAGCACGACGTGCGTCACACCACCGCCACCTCCGAAGCCGTGCTCGGATGCCCGGCTGAGCGGCACGACCGCTTCGGGGCCAGCCTCGCCGATCAGCGCGAGTGTCGGTCCGAGCACGACACCGCCCGACGCCAGAGCCGGCACGATGATGTCGGGCACAGACAGATGCGCCCCGGGGAATCCGAGGAACCCGGGAAGCTGGATATCGACCGCGCCGACCGTGTTGTTCCACAACCACGCGAACGCTGTAGCGATCCCATGACCAGCCTCGAGCAGACCGCGCCCGAGGCTGGCGATACCCACTCCCGCCTGTAGGGGAAGGGAGTTGAACCACCCGACCACCTCGCCCACCTTGCCGCCAACCCAGTCGACGCCGTCACCAATCCAGGTCGAGACGTTGGTCCAGGCCTCGCCCATCCACTTCGTGACGTCATCCCAATTCGTCCACAGCCACACCACCGCCGCGACCAGCAGTCCGATCGCGACGATGATCGCGAGGATGATCCACGTCACCGGAGACGCGTACCACGCCGCATTATTTGCCACGGTCGCCGCTGTGTTCGCGACGGTCGCCGCGGTCGCCACCGTCTGCGCTGCCCGGAAAGTCGCGATCGCCACCGCGAGGCCTCCGACGGCGCCCACAGCGCCCAGGACGTCCCCGCCGAACGCTGCCACCCAGATACCCGCGTCGCCCATCACGCCGCTCCACTCGAGGAAGTCGGTCACCGAGTTCTGCACGGCACGTCGCTGCGCCTCAATCTGCGCTTGCGGCCCCTCCTCGATCGTCGTCGCGAGCTGCTGCGAGGCTCCCGCCACCCGCCCCAGAGAGTCCACGGCTGTGCTCGGGTTCATCGCGTACAGCGCACCTTGCAGATCCTCCGCCTTGGTGCCGAAGAGCTGCACGGCAAGGGCGTTGCGCTCCACCGGGTCGGTGACCCCGAGGAGCCCATCTCGCACCATCTGGAGCGCCCGCTGCGCGTCCGGTCCACCGGAGGCGATAGCGGCTGCGGCCCACTCGCCGTCAATACCGAGGCGGCGGTACGCCTTGCCGAGCGCAGTGGAATCGTCGGCCGCGTTGGCGTTCGCCTTCGCGGCGGCGTCGGTCGCCTCCGTAACGGACTTCTGCGCGTTCGCGAGGGAGTCCTGCGCAGACTGCACCCCCTGCGACCCTTCGACGCCGGCCTGGTCAGCCCTCGCCTTTTCGTCGGCGAGCGCTCGGGTTTCCTTGCGCTGCTGCTCGAGCTGAAAGACCGCTTGGTCGTAGGCCAGCTTCGCCTCCGCTGCGTCCAGCCCCGACGGCGTCGGCGCGCTGCGCGCCGCGTCGAGGTCGCGCTTGGCGCGGTCGACGGCGTCCTGGAGAGCCGCCTGCTCACCGGCAGTGACGCGGTTCCCGAGAGAGCGCTGACGTTCTATCGCCGCCGCGTAGTCAGCTTCCGCCGAGGCGATGGTGTCGGAGTTTCCACTACCGACGGCCTTGAGTCGCTCTTGCGCACGCTGCACGGCAAGCTCTGCGCCGCGCTCTGACAACTGTGATCCGGCTAGGCGGTCGGCGAGCGCATCGAGATCCCGCACCGCCTGCTGCCGTGCTGCGTTCAGGCCCTCTTGCGCGCGCGTCTCGTCACGCTGCGCCCGCGCGAGGCTCTCCCCCGCCTGCTGTGCCGCAGCCATCGCCGCAGCCGTGTCCGCCGTCGACCGCCGTACCGGTTCCTGCCCGCGAATGACGAACTCCTTGAGAGCGTCCGCGAGGAAGTCGCTGTTACGCGCGCCCGCGGCCATGCCCTGACTCAGAAGCCCGAGTGACTGTTGCCCGTCGAGGCCGAGTTTCCTGAAGAACGGGGAGTACTCGATGAAGGTGTCCAACAGATCGTCGCCCTGGTTGGCGACGGACTGGAGTCCGGCAGCCGTGATGTCGAACGCCTGGTCGGCATCCTTGGCGAGTCCGTTTCGGAGCAGAGCGCCCGCGGCGCCCGTCGTCTTGATGACGTCCTGCTCCATGACGTCGGAGAGGGTGGTGGCCTTCGTGACGAGATCGGTCATTTCGCCGTCAGCGAAGTTGCCGATGTTGCGGCGAACGGCGGAGATCGCAGCGTCCACGTCGGCGCGGTCGGCGAACCCCTTCGACCAGACGTCACCCGCGATCGCTCCCCACCGTGCCGATTCGTCGGCCGTCGCGCCGAGCGACGCCGCCAGACGGGCGTTCGCCTGCCCTGTATCGGCAGCGCCAGCGAACGCTTCGGTAACCTGCGCCTTCGCCCAGGCCGTTGCGATCGTCGCAGCGGCGCCGATAGCGACCGCCTCGAAGCCCTTGAAGACCTGCCGGGCCTGAGCGTCGTCGGCGAGGATGTTGATCTGGAAATCTTTCGCCGCACCGGGCATGGTTACCCCCTACTTCGACGGGAGCGCGATTCGGGCTCGCGCTGCTTCTGCTCTCGATAAGCGATTTCCGCGTCCACCGCGAGAGCCAACTGCTCCCACAGGTCGACATCCATCGCGTAGATCACATCGGGCGTGTAGCTCGGCCACATGTCCCCCCGGCCCACGACGAAGATGCGCTTGCGCACCTGATCCTCGGTATAGGGCTCGGCTTTGTTCAGTCGGTCGACGGCGGCGCTGTTGGTGCCGCGGGATCGCCGCCCGCGGCCTCCGTCGCGGAAGGGTTGTGGCTCTGCTCACCCTCCGCCTTCGCGTCGGCGACCGCCTCCGCATCGGCGATCTCACCTGCCCCGTGTCGCATGCGGCCGTGCCAGTACCGAATGCGTTCGTCGTCGAGCAGATCCGGCATCCGCTCCGGCACGCCGTTGCGGTGCAGGGTGGCGAAGACGGAGATCGTGACCGCCCAATCGACGGACTGGATCACGTCGACCATGTCGGCGGGCGAGGTCTTGAACTCACGCCGGTACTGCGACTGCGCCAGGATTTTCTCCTGCACGTTGGGCTTGATGACGTCGACCTCGCGGCCGTCGTCGAGAACGAGTGTGGGCACGTGTATCTCCTAATCGCTGATCTCGGCCAGGGCCTCGTCGATCGACGCGTCCACGCGCGCCGCGGCGGCCTCTGCCCCTCGAAACGCCGGCTCCCAGAAGTAGGGCATGCCGGCCTGGTACTGCATCCGGTCGCGGTGACCGAACGTCGGATGCCGGAAGCGCTTGGCCTGCCAGAACGTGGCACCCGTGCGCTTCGCGTTCGTTGTCCGCACTGCGATCGACGTCCGCTTCTCCGTGATGACGACGCGCGTGCGGAGGCTTTTCTTGATGCCCTCGCGCAGCCCCACGCCGTCTTCGTCGTTGGACCTGGATCGGCCGGGACGTTTCACGTCGCGGTCGCCGTAGACGTTGAGTCGCCGCTTGACGATCCGCTTCGTCTTCGCGTTGTACGTCCTGCGCGTGCGCTGCCCGACGACTGCGACACCGCGGGGCAGCGGACCATCCAGGATGGCCCGCTGCTCCGAGATGATCTCGTCGCCGGACTGACGAAAGTCCCGACGCACCCGGCGCGCGAGCGCCGGACTGAACTCCTTGATGCGCTCGAACCGGGTACGGACACTGGAGGTGTCAAGCGCGATGTTCGGCGTGACACCCCCGCGGGTCATGGTGCGGTGTCCGCCGACCGGTAGACGATCCAGATCGGCTGTGTCGCGGTCCCGTTGTCGAACGCGGTGAACGGAATCGACTGCGTCACGGTTTCGCCGCCGTTCGATGCCGGCACCTCGCCCCCGAGACGAATCGCCGGGAGGACGACCTGGAGAACGGCGGTGCCGTTCGTGAATGTCAGCACGCACGCGAGAGACGTCTGCGCGAGGTAGGCGTCTCGCAGCACGTTGTCGGTGTACTCCGCAGTCAGCTTCCCGGTGATCTGCGGCTTGCCGAGCACGGGCGCGCGTCGGCGAAGACCCGCACCGCCGAGGTTGAACCCCTTCTGGTCGAGGTTGCGCTTCACCGTCACGGAGAAGTCGGCGATGTTCACGGCACTCGTCACCGCGAGCGAGGCCAGCGCGGTCGTCGTCGGCTCCGTCAGCACACCGTCCCCCAGGAAGATCTGCCCCTGCACGTAGGAGAACAGGCCGTCATCGGAGGGGTACGCCGCCGCCACACCCGGGGACGTGACGAGGATGCGCGACAACAGCGCCGACGCCGTCACCGCAACGTACTCGCCTTCCTTCGCGTCGATCGTGAGGGAGTCGAACGCACACCCACGGAAGATATGCGCGTTGTTCGCCGCTCCCCCGAGCAGCGGCACCACTTCCTGAACCGCGTACGTCGGGACCGGGTCCGTGGTCGACAGGGTGTGCACCTGCTGCGTGAGCCCGGTCGAGACGTTGGTCGTGACGACGGAACCCATGACCGCGTTGATGAGGAACCCGAGGCCACGCGTCGGCGCGTCCACCGTGATGTCCATCGTGCCTTCGACGTGAGAGATGGACTGTCGCGACGTCCGGTCGACGCCCTTCGTCGGACGGAGCCCCTTGCTCATCGCCGTCTTGACGTCCCACTTCGCTTTCGCTTCCGACTCGAAGAATCGTGTAGCGGGCGTGATGGTGGCGAACGCGGCTTCGAGGCCGAGCCCCACCGAGAAATCGAGTTGCGTGGTCACTTCTCACCCTCCTGGCTTTCCTGATCGGCCTTCCGCTGACGCGTGCGCGCAGGTCCGGGCGACGCGTCGCCCTCACCGGCCGGCGCGACGGTTTCCCCCCTGATGTCCGCTTCCTCCGCCAGCGACGCGGCGTACGCGTCGTGCACGGACTGCGGCACGTCCACGACCTCGTAGATCTCGACCTGTCCGACGAATGCCGCCGCGAGGTGATCGGGCACCTCGAACACCTCGCCGACCTCGATCCCGCGCAGCCCGAGCACGTCGATGTCGAGCGCGCCCAGCGGCCCGACGTTCTTAAACTTCGCCACCCTTGTCTCCCTTCCTACGCGGCCCGCACTCGGTGCGTGCACACGAACTCCGCGGCGACTTCCACCTGGAACCCGCCCTCAACCTCTGCACCCGCCCACGAAGCCGACCCGGGCCAGCACCACGCGACGACGCCGCCGAGCGTGATGTTGTCGCCGTCGGCGATGTACGCCCAGATCTTCGACAGCAGCTCGTCGCAGCGGGCGTACGCGGCATTCACCACGTCGTCGCCGCGCCCCGACCGCCACGCCCCCACGTTCATGCCGAGCGTGATCATCTCGTCATACGACCGCCGCGGCCCGATCGTCTTCGGGTCCACGGCCTGGTCGACGTCGCCGAACGCGACCCAATCCGGATTCTCCGGGGCACCCGAGAACCCGGCCTCGATGTCCACCGACCGATCGGCGGCGAGAGCAGCACGCACCGCAGCGATGAGCCCCGCGCGGGCCTTGAGCACCGAGCTGGTCGCGCTCACGACCACAAGCTCGCTCATGCGCCGAACCCCGGCCGCGGCGGGTAGTCGGCCAGGATGCCGGCCACGGTGCGAGGAAGGTCGATACCGCCGATGCCCTCGTTCGGGGCCAGCTCCTCGCCCGTAGGGCGCGCCCGCGGCCCCTTCTTGTCTTGCTGCCACCACAGCTTCGCCGTGCGGCGAGCAGCCAGCACGAACAGTGCCGGGACGTGCCCGTTCACCTCGTGCCGGGTCGGTTCGACGTCGCGGCCGGTCTTACGGTCCACGCGCTCACACGCGGCCTTGATGTACATCTCCAGCTCGGCGGCGTCGTCCTGCCCGACGCTGTACTCGAGCGCTTTGCGCAAATCGTTCGCGCGAAGCGGCCAATTCTTCGCCACGGCCTCTCCCCTCCTGTGCGACGACCGAGGGGCGCGGCACCCGGTCAGGTGCCGCGCCCCTCGGCTCAGACGCCTCGGTTCACTCCGCTCGCGCGGCGTACCCGATTGCGATGTACTGCGCGGCCTCCGCCGCGGGCAGCGTCACGACACCGCCTGCGGCGGGCCAGGGCTCGCCGTCACGCGAACCGCTGATCGTGATCAGCATCCGCACGGCCACGTCGCCCTCGAGCGACTCGAGCACCACCTGCGGTTCGGGATCGATCGGCTGCCCGGCGAGGAGGAGGTCGAGCTTGCGCTGCGACTCCGCCGCCTCCGCCCGCAGGCGAGCGATCTCGGCGTCCTTCTCGGCATCGGTGGTCGCCGCCGCCACGGGCGCCTCCGGCGCAACAGACGCCGCGGCATCCGTGGCATCCGCCGTCTCCGCCTCCGCGGGAGCCGCAGGGGTCGCCTGCGCCTCCTCCTCGGGACGAGCGGCCTGCTTGCGGGCGGTCACGCTGCACCACCGACGAACGACTTGACCGCCGAGGCGTCCATGAGAGCACCGTCCGCGCGGAGCTTGCCGCGGAAGGCGATCTGGTCGGCACCGAAGAGCGCCTGGTCGGAACGCTCGATGCGGGTCGACCCCACGAGACGGACCCAGTAACGGGAGAAGTCGCCGTAGAAGATCGACTTCGACCCGGCGCCGAGGGGCGAGAGGAACGGGTCGCGGTACACAGGCGCACCGAGGAGCTGCGCGGGTGCGCCGGTCTGACCGTTCGGCTCCCAGTAGTAACGGCCGCTGTTGTCCTTCAGCTTCCGCGCCGCCGCGACGGCGGTGTTCGCTGCGACCCACGAGGCGTTCGCCTGGTAGGGCGCGAGAACCGATTCCTGGACGTCGATCAGGTTGTCCCACGTCGGCGCACCGCCGACGCCCGTGGCACCGGTCACGCCGGCCGTGGCCGCGGTGGCGATGCCGGTCGGCTCGGTGCCGCCCGCGCCCGTCGCCAGCTTCTGCCCGAACAGGACGGCGATGTTCTCGCCGATCAGGCGGGACACGAGCCCCTCGATGTCCACGAGGGAGTCGTCGACCAGCTCGCGGCTGATGCCGCGGTAGTCGCCGTACCCGTAGGCCTTGAGGGTGATCTGCGCGAACGCGGGATCGGTACCGGTGAGCTGCGTCGCCTCAGGAGCGGGCGCCGCGGCGCCGAAGCTCGTGAGGCGCGGCAGGATCACGTCGTCGCCCTTCTCCGTGGTGAGCACGTACGCGCCGGCCGCGTAGATGCCGGAGAACTGACGCAGCGGCTCGATGAGCTGCGAGAGGAAGGTCTTGCCGACGGTGTTACCGCCCGCCGTCGGCGTCCCCACGCTCAGCGCGCGCGCCTGCGCCGCCACCACAGCGGGCGTACCCGCGGGCAGCAGTCGGCTGATCGCCCGTGCCTCTTCGATCGACGCCGCGTACTCGAGAGGCGAGGACGCCGAGCGCAGCGCGTTGCGGATCTCGTTCGCGAACGCGGCGACGTCGGCCGCGGGGCCGAACGCCGACGGGTTGCCGAGCACGTCCGCGGCGAAGTCGATCGCGCGCTGCTCGATGTCACGCTGCTGGCGCAGCAGCGTGATCCGGTCGTCGAAGTCGTCGAATGCTCGGGTGAGCTTCTCGAACTTCGCGTGCTCCTCGGCCGTCAGGGCTCGCTCGGCGGCGATGTCCGCAAGCGGCTTGCCCTCCGTCTCCCACGCCCGCTTCTGCTCGTCGGCGAGGGACTTGATGCGTTCCTGGATGCTGGTCATCCGGGTTCTCCTTTCTCAGATCCCGCGCTTGCGGGCTCGGGTCACGAGCGCGGGATGCGTCTCGCGTGTCATGGCGGCAGCGGCGCGGCGCACCGCTGCCTCTCGCTCGCCGGGCTCGGCGGGCGGGGGGATGAGGGACGCGCGCACGGCGTCGAGGTCGATCGCGCGGAGCATCGCCGTGGACGACGACCAGTAGGCCGGGTCAGCGACGGGGCTCACGTCGTGCAGGGTCGCGCGGGTGACGCGGCGGACCAGGCGCCCGTCCGCGTCCTGGCGCCACTGCTCGTCGAGCGCGGTGAACGAGAACGACGAGAACCGGTAGTCGCCGCGCTCGGCGAGCACCGCGGCGTCTCGACCCGCCGACGTGTTCGGCAGATCATCCTCGTACCGGATGCCGGTGTCATCGACGAAGACGCGAAGCGTCCCCGAGTCGGTCGCGCCGAGCAGCAGACGGCTGTCGTGCTCGGACCGGCAGATCACCCGCGTGTGCAGTGACAGGTCGAGCGCGCCGCCCTTCCCAGGCGCCCCGAACGCTTCCGGGGCGAACTCCTCGCAAAAACCGCCGAGGTCGCGGCTGAGCGTGTCGAAGACGAGCGCGTACCCGCCGATGACGCCGAGCCCGCTACCTCCGTCGGTGGCGCGGAACTCGACCGCCTGATGCGTGCCGCGGCGTTCGATGGTGATCGTCATGATGCCTCCTCTGTGAGCGCGAGCGATGTCGCGTTCGACGTCGATTCCGACTCGGACCGGTTCTTCCGGAACAGCTCGTACCCACGGTCGAGCTGCGCGTCGGTGAGGGGACTGCGACCACGACGCCGTCGCGCCTCCTCCGGCGTGAGCGTCAGGTTCTTCAGCTCCTCCGAATCCACCCGCGCACGATCGAGCAGGCTCGGCTCGGCGAGCGCCTCGAGGTGGAAACGCAGCTTGTGACCAGGCGGCAGAATGTCGCCGAATGCGGCAGCGACGTTGAGTGTGATCGGCTGGAGCGTTCGCACGTTCAGCAGCTCTTGATCCATCTCGCGGTTGCTGTACGTGCGGGAGTTGCCCGCCTTCCCGCCGATGTCCTCGGGCGGCAGCCGGTAGATCGTCGCGATAATGGTCGCGCTCGCCTCGATCGTTGCGAGGAACTGCGCCTCTTCCGCGGTGAGGGAGATCTTGGTGTAGTCCCACTCTCCGGGCAGTGCCACCGGCTTGCCGTCTTTCGCGGCGTTCACGAAGTCGTCGCGCGCCTCGCGCAGCAGCGTGGGCGACAGCTTCGACGTCTTCGCCGACAGAACACCGGGCGGCACCGACGCGTTGCGGAACCAACGCCGGCCGTACTCGCTCGCGAGCGTCGCCATGTCGAACGTTGCCGCGAAGTGCTCGATGGGAGAGAGCCCCATCGCCCGTCCGGGCTCCACGAAGTTGCGGAGGTGGATCAGGTTGCCGCCCCGCTTGACGAGCTGTATTTCTCGCCCCAGCACGTGGTAGACCGGGTTCAGCGGATTCGAATCGTTGACCGTCACCCACTCCGGGGGTAGCCACCGCACGTACCGGCGATACTGGTCGACCAGCCCGAACGCGTTCCCGCGGAGCTGCAAGAGCGTGACCATGAGCTTGCTCCAGTCGTAGACCGACAGGAACGGGTCCGGGTCGGTCAGCCACGGCGGCGCTTCGGCGGGCTCCTCCTCGCCGTTGCCGACCTCACGGGCGACGGAGATCGGCGTGCTCGCGATCAGGTCGGCGATCAGCCCGACCGCACCGTAGACGGGCGCGAGTTGCGTGACCTTCCGCGGCCCGACGAGCGACGGGGAGAACGAGCCCCACAGGCTCGACGAGTCGAGGTCGCGCTTCTCCGCACGAGGAAGGAAGCTCACCGCTGACCACCTCGCCACGGCTTGATCGCGTACGACGCAGCCAGCGCGCCGATGCCAGCGACGATCAGCGCGACGGGGATCGACCACAGGCTGATCCCGACGACGATCAGCGCGATACCGACCACCTCGAGCACGGTGGTGAGAAGCTCCGTGCGGTCATGTTCAGGCACGATCGGCCTCCTTTCAGTCGGAGCGGTTCGCCTCACGGAACGCCGCGAGCGGGTCGTACGACAGTTCGGGCAGCAGCTTCGAGAGCATCTGCCGGGCGTACGCGACCGAGACGAGCGCGGTGATCGGGCGCATGCTCTTGCTGCGGGTGAACTTCCACCCGTCGCCGAACGCCTGCACCGCCGCCTCCTGGAGCGCGTCGGTGATCTCTTCCTGCCCGGTGTGACGAAACTGACGGGTGAGCACCGCGTCGAGCAGGCCCGGCCCGGCCACGGCGATGTCCGTATCAGCCATCACTCGCACATCGACGCCGAGTTCTTGCAGCTTCGGCACGAGGAACCCGGCCGTCTTCAGCTCGACGTACACCGGCCCGTCGTCCCTCTTGAGCACGTCGAGGATGCCGGGGATATCCCGATCTCGGTCGCCGTGGATGAGCCAGCCGGTCGGGTCGGCGTCGTCGTAGTCGAGGATGCGGGGCGCGTCGGCGAGCACCTCGCCGTGGATCGCGCCGTCCTCCCGAGGACCGGCGACACCGATCGACGCCCACGTGGAATCCGGCGACACATCGATGACGTACACCACCGGCTGACCTTCGGCGGGCTCCGAATCCGGGTCGGCGACGGCCTCCCACTTCGCCTTCGGGATCTTCCATTCGACGGTGAGTTCGTCCGCCCACCAATTCAGGTACGGGCGGAAGAACCCGTCTTTGAGGTTCTCCCGCTCGCTGATCACGTTCGCGAGCGACTGCGTGAACCCGAGGGCCGGCATGCAGCCCCAATAGGTGAGCGGGTCGTCCGGGTCGGCATCCATCGGCGCCGAGTACTCGATGTACAGCGACCGGTAGCGGGGATCGTTCAGCAGCGCCAGGTCGGCGCGGAGCAGCTCGACGCGCGCGCGGCCCTGCTCTTTCTTCTCCCACAGGAACGGCGACTTGCGTTGCGAGTATCCCGCCGTCGAGATCCAGAGACGCTGCGCGTCCGCGACCGCGATCATGGCCGGCGAGATCGCCTGCTCGAGACGGTCGTCTTTCTGCGCGAACAGCTCGTCGCCGATGCCGAGCCCGAGGGTCGATCCGTGCCCGGCCGTCTCCGTAGCCGCGTCGATCGACCACTTCGACCCGTTCTTGAACAGCATGTGATGCATGCCGTTCGTCGCGCGCAGCGTCGTCCCGGTGCGACTCGGCTGGAGCAGCCGACCGATCGGCGACCGCTTGATCCGGTAGTGCTGCTCGTCGGTCAGCTTCTCGAGCGCCTTCGCGTACGTCTGTGCGATGTAAAGAATGTGTTGCCGCTCGGGCCACATGAGCGCACGGTGCGTGCCCCACGGGATGACGATCGTCGTCTTGCCCGACTGCCGCGGAAGGATGATGACGATCTCGCGATACCAGAGCTGACCGAACGCATCGACCTCGAACGCCGTGTCGAAGATCTCCCGCTGGTACGGCATCGGCTCCTGACCGAGAACACGCATGACGCCGACAACCTCACGGCCGCGCGACTCCCGCGCCGGGTTCCGCGGCGTCACCCACCGCGGGACCGTCTCAATCCCCTGCGGCGCCCCTGATCGCGTCCATGATCGCGGCGGCGTCATCCGCACCACCTCCCGCGATCAGGTCCGCGAGCACACGTCGCACCGCCTCGACGGTGCTCGCGAAGTACCTCGCGTTCTTCGGGTCATCCAGCGACCGCGCGCCGCGGAAAACCAGCTCGTGCCGCAGCCGCGTCGCCGCGTCCTTCGGGTCGACGAGCGCTTCTCTCGCCGC